GACCGATACGAAAATCAAGATCGTGAAATCTTTGATACAGAGAGTTCCGATCGTGCATTCGAAGAAGAAGTAATGTTAGGTGGATTTGCCAATGCAGAAGTAAAACCTGAGGGTCAAGGCGTAATATACGATGACGCTCAAGAAACTTTTACTGCAAGGTACACCCACGAAACAGTTGCTTTAGCTTTCTCATTAACTGAAGAAGCCGTAGAGGATAACCTTTACGACAAAATCAGCACTCGATACACAAAATCATTGGCACGTTCAATGGCTAACACTAGACAGGTAAAAGCTGCAAACATTCTTAATAGAGCGTTTAACAGTTCTTATCTTGGAGGTGATTCAAAGGAGCTTTGCGCTACTGATCACACCACTCTTAGTGGAAACCAAAAGAACGAATTGTCAACGGCTGCCGACTTGAACGAAACTTCGCTCGAGCAGGCAATGATCGACATCGCTGGCATGAAGGATGAAAGAGGATTAAAGATTGCTCTAAGGGGCATGAAAATGATCATTCCGGTAAACCTTCAATTTGTCGCTGAAAGATTGTTAAAATCTGCGGGTAGAGTAGGTACTGCTGATAATGACATCAACGCAATCAAATCAATGGGAATGGTTCCACAAGGTTATGTGGTTAACAATTTCTTAACTGATACTGATGCTTGGTTCATTAAAACAGACGCTCCTAATGGAATGAAACATTTCACTAGGGCTCCTATTCGAACAGCAATGGAAGGTGACTTCGATACTGGTAACGTTAGATATAAAGCAAGAGAAAGATACAGCTACGGCTGGTCTGACTGGCGCGGAATATTTGGCTCACCAGGAGCATAAACAATTTAAGGAAGGGCGAAGTTAGTTCGCCCTTTCTACCCTAGTATAATAGTTATGCAGACTGGCTAGGCAGACGGTATAGAGACGGCATAACGAGGGCTATACAACCAGGAGGTAACAATGGCTTTAACAACTTTTCAGGGACCTGTAAGATCTTTAAAAGGATTTTACGCTCAGGGACCAGCTACTGTAGTAAGCTTGACTGCTGACACAACTTTAACTGTTGCTGCTCATGCGGGCAAAATTATGGTAACGAACGATGCAGACGGTAAATTTACTTTACCAACAATTGACGCAACTGCAGATGCAGGACAGGCTGGACCAGGACCGGATCCCAACAATACAAATAACTTAGGGTGTGTTTATACATTTATTGTAGAAACTGCAGCAACTGACATGGACATCTTAACAGATGGAACTGATAAATTTGTCGGTGGTCTGTATACTGGTGTTGACGATGCAACAGGTAAAACATTTATCTCAGCTTCGGCTAATGATGTTATTACAATGAACGGCACCACTAAAGGTGGACTTGTCGGTTCAGTTGTGGTAGCGACAGCTATGGCAGATGATAAATATCATATTACAGGATTCAGTTTAGGATCAGGTACTTTGGTAACACCATTTGCTAATAGTTAATAATTAATTTGGGTGGGGAGAAATCCCCACTCTTTAATATAGTGATATAGGAGAAACTATGAGTGATTATAGCTCACCGGTAAAGACAACTAGATTAACATCTTCAGGAGCAATATTTGCGGGTCCATGTAAAATCTTATCTATTTATTTTGTAAGTACTACTACTGCAGGAAGTATTACGATAAAAGACGGAGGATCAGGTGGAACTTCATTGGCAGTTTTTGATACACCAGTAGGTGGAACAAGTGCAAGTGAACCTGCGTTTTATCAAATTGATCTTCCAGGACTAGGTCTTAGATGTGAAACCAGTGGATACGCAACATTATCTAACGTTGATAAAGTAACAGTTATATACGGATAAAAGTTTATGGCTTATTCGGGCACTAGAACTTTTAATCTTAATATAGAGGAGATCATCGAGGAAGCATACGAAAGGTGCGGACTTGAGGTACGAAGTGGTTATGACTTAAAAACCGCTAGGAGATCCCTTAATTTAATGTTTTCGGATTGGGCTAATCGTGGTTTAAACTTATGGACCATTGATTACGCAACACAAACCATGACAGCAGGAACTAATTTTTATACTATTGATCAAAAGGTAGTTGACATTGTTGATGCTGTTATAACCACTACAGCTGGAGCTACAGCAAACATAGAGGCCGATAAAGATACAACTGATGTGGCCATTACAAAAATTTCAAGAACAGAATACATGAATTTAAGCAGGAAAGAGAATGCTTCTTCAGGGGATGGCAGGCCAACACAATACTGCATGATTAACGGACAAGTAACTACCGCTTCCGGCAGTGATTATGGACGGCCGGAAAACGACATGACCATATTTTTATATCCCAGTCCCGATAAAGCTTATATTTTAAAATATTTTTTCGTAAATAGAATACAGGATGCGGGAGATTACACTGATAATGCGGATGTTCCGTTTTATTTTCTTCCTTGCTTAGTTTCAGGATTAGCTTATTATATGTCTTTAAAGAGATCCCCCATGATGACCGCTAACTTAAAAGCTGTCTATGATGAGGAATTTGACAGAACGGCTGATGCTAACCGAGAACGAGTGTCGTTCAGGGTTAAACCGGCACAAGCGTACATACCTTAGGAGGTAATATGCCAAAATGTGAAAACTGCAATTGTGGGGATAACTGTGAATGCACAAATTGTGAATGTAAAAAGGAGGAAAAATGAGTAATAGACATTGGAATACCCAAACAACCAACACCAGAGATAAATCCGGTGGATCACCAGGAATTTGGAGGGACACAGGAACCTCTCCTGCGCCCAAGGCTAAAGCCATGGCACAGGGGGAAAAAACTGTTTCAGTTCCCAAAGGAGGACAAAGTGGAACTTCAAGAGGAATGGGTGCGGCCACTAAAGGCGGTAAATTTCATGTGGCTAAATCTAACGTATCTGTTTGGTAGAATGAATGGCATACGCTAGTGGAAAATTTGCTATTTCCATTTCTGATAGAAGTGGATTACAGTTCCCCTATACCGAAATGGTTAGGGAATGGACAGGAGCGTGGGTACACAAAAGTGAGTATGAGCCAAAGGCCCCTCAGTTAATGCCACACGAGCATAGTCCAGATCCCCAGGCTTTGGACAGAGCACGTCCGGCCAGAAAAGAATTGCCTGTTCCTAACTTATTACAAAACAATCCTATATCCACGGCCGGAACAACCACTATAACTGTCACTGAGATTTCTCATAAAAGATCAACTAATGATGCAGTTAGGTTAAGAAATATAGGGGGAAACATAGGAGGTATCGCACCTTCAGTTTTTAATTTAAATACAACTTTAAACGGGGCCCTTACAGCTTCAAGTACAAGCATAACTTTAACTGATGGATCTGCTTTTCCTTCAAGTGGATATATTGTAATAAATGAAGATAAAACAAGTTCGGGTGTACCAGTAGAAATATTAAGTGAAACAATTAAATACACATCCAGGGCTGGTAATGTTCTTAGTGGACTGACACGCGGTAGTGGAGCTCCTTCATACGGGGTTACCTTAGGGGATACAACAGCGGTGGCACATGACGATGGATCTAAAGTTTATGGATCATATTCCATTACAGTTGTTAATACTACATCTCCACAGGACACTACTATTAGTGATAGTTATACTTTTGTTGTAAACAGTGCAGCGACTTCCACAGCTGTAGGGGGAGGCTCTGTTGCTTCCGCTGGACCAGTAAATAGCAGGGCATAATGACAACATACAGCGAACTAGTAACCCAAATAAGAGAATATACAGAAACAGACAGCAGTGTCCTATCTGATACCATTGTCGATGATTTTATTGAGCATACTGAAAATGACCTTGTAAGACAGTTGGATATCCCAGCTTTTAGGGATTATCAGTATACTCAATTTACATCATCAAATCCGTTTTTAATTGTTCCAGGAGGAACAGCACCTACACCTTCAAGTTTTTCTGTCATAAGAAGCGTTAACGTTGTTGCTGATTTAACGGCCACTGATTCCACTGGAAATCGTTCATATCTGGAGGAAAAGGATGTTTCGTTCATGAATGAGTACTGGCCCAACAGAAACTTGACAGGAACTCCAAAATATTATACACAATGGGATTACAACAGTATATATGTTGTTCCTACTCCAAGTTCAGCCTTGTATTTTGAGCTGGCTTTGAGTAAACTAGACGCTGCTTTATCAAGCACGGATACAACGTCTTGGTTAGGCAATAATGCTCCAAAAGCATTATTATACGGTTGTCTCGTGGAAGCTTTTAAATTTTTAAAAGGTCCCATGGAGATGCTGCAAACTTATACACAATCATACGCACAGGCTGTTCAAGCTGTCGCTATGCAACAAATGGGAAGGGCTCAACGTGATGACTATATGCATGGGGCATTAAGAATACCGCGTCCATCCTTCCAACCTCAATTAGGTTCAATTAAGCCAATGGGTGGCGCAACAACAGGAGGACAATAATATGGCTATTACTCAAGCTGTGGCAAATAGTTTTAAAACAGAGGTGTTAACTGGCACGCATAATTTCACTGCGACAACAGGCAACTCATTTAAAATTTCTTTGTATACCAACTCCGCTACATTATCTAAATCAACAACTGCTTATACTGCTTCTAACGAAGTTTCAGGTACTGGCTATACAGCCACTGGAAACACTTTAACCAGTGTTACTCCAGTATTAAGTTCTGATACAGCGGTTTGTGATTTTGCTGATACGTCTTGGACGTCAGCTACAATTACAGCAAGGGGAGCATTAATCTATAATGATACCCAAAGTGATAAAGCTGTAGTAGTATTAGATTTTGGTGGGGATAAAACATCTACAGCTGGAACATTTACCATACAGTTTCCAGCAGCAGACGCATCAAACGCTATATTAAGACTAGCTTAGGGAGTTTAAATGGCATTAGTAATTAATGACCGTGTAAAGGAAACTTCTAGCACAACAGGTACGGGAGCGTTAACATTCGCCGGGGCGGTTTCCGGGTTTGAAACATTCTCGGCTGGTATTGGAAATTCCAACACAACATATTACGCAGTTGTAAATACTGCTACTCCAACGGAATGGGAAGTAGGACTAGGAACCTTAGCGGGTGACAGTTCCACCATTACACGTACAACAGTTATATCAAGTTCCAACAGCGACAGCGCTGTAGACTTTGGAGCTGGAACAAAAGAAATATTCTGTACACTCCCGGCCAGCAAGGCTGTTATTAAGGATGCAAGTGGAAACGTTTCACCAGGTGGTGTAATAACAGGAACTACAGTTGAAGCAACAGGTGATACATCCTCAGGAGACAACGCTGCAATTGGATATACATCAGCAGAAGGACTTATTTTAACAGGACAAGGTTCTACTAACGATGTAACTATTAAAAACGATGCCGATACGGACGTTATTTCCATACCTACAGGTGCAACAGGTGTAACTTTAGCAGGAACATTGGGAAGCGGCGCTATTACAAGTACGGCGGGTATTACAGGAACACAGGTAGACATAACCGCGCAAGGAGATTTAAGACTACAGGATTCTACTGGTGGGGAATACATAGCTCAGCAGGCAGCAGCCACTACAACTTCATATACAGTTACTTGGCCAGGGGCAGTTGCTACCGCTAATGGACAGGCTTTAAAATCAACAACTGGAGGAGTCCTGTCATGGGGCACTGCTGGTACAGCATGGGTAGGACCTAAAACATCTGCCTATACTGCAGCAGCAGGAGAAGGAGTTTTATGTGACACAGCAACTACAGCGGCATTTACAGTGACACTTCCGGCATCTCCGACTTTAGGGGATGAAGTAAGCATTATTGACTTTGTAGGAAACGCAGGTACCGCAAACATAACAGTGGGAAGAAACTCAGAAAAAATTCAAGGAGCGTCAGCGGATTTAACCATTTCTACTGACAGTGCTGGCATAAAGCTGGTATATACCAACTCAGCAAATGGATGGAGGTTAGCAATTAACGACTAATGGCAAATTTACAGGACATAACAAACAGAAGTGAAGTAGGCACAATCAAGCCTTGGGGAAAAACTACAGCCCCAGCTGGATATCTACTGTGTGACGGGAGCGCTGTATCAAGAACAACATACGCGGATCTTTTTGCAGTTCTTTCCACTACATACGGATCAGGCGATGGTTCAGCGACATTCAACGTTCCGCAGCTGCAGGGCAAGACCCCTCAGGGATATGACGGCAATACATACAACTTGGCTGGAACGGGAGGCGCCAACACGGTAACCGTGGCGGTCACCAACAACCAGGCTGTAAGTTCAGTAACAACAACGTCAACCGTAACAAACAACCAAGCGGTATCCCTTACCAATAACCAAGCGGTAACGGTAACGGGAAACATTTCCAATACATCACTCACCGAGGCTCAGTTAGCCTCCCATGGTCATGAACTTTTTGGTTTGAACCCACCTGGAGGTGCCCACAACCCTGGTCGAGGGCAGAACCCAAATGCATATTCACTTGACACTGCTAATACAGGTTCTGGAACGGGACACAATCACGCGCACACCTTGGCGGGATCAATGACGGGAACGGTAACGGGGAACTTAACGGGAACGGTAGCTGTATCTTCCACCAACAGCGGTGGCGCTTTATCGGGAACGGTAACGGCAGCGGGAAACAATTCCTTTTCACCTTACGTGGTGGTTAACTACATTATAAAACATTAAGGAATATTTATGGCAACACAAATTGTAATAATTAATGAGGGTTATATAAAAATAGATGACTCCTATCACATTGATTGGGCGAATAAGGGAAACGCAATGCCTTCGCTACCTAGTACTCTTCATGCTGTTATTTGGAATGAACTACTTGGTCAAAATGAAATTCAAAACAAAGATCCTGCAACTGGAAATATGACGGGAAATACAGACTTGAATGCTACTTCCGACGCTGTTGGATCAACAACCATAGCTGATCTTCTTGCATGGGGGGAAACCAGAAAAGGTGAAATAACAACTGCCACAGCCGCTTATGACGCCGCCGTAGCGGACGATGAAGCTAATGGAACGACTAACGCTAGTGGTAAAACCTGGATAGACTACGATCCTAATTATTCTTAACTTCCTCTTTCTCCTTAGAATAAGGACCATTTAAATCCACATAATGCACGAAAACTTGATGATGCCAACATTCTTTGGACTGTTGAAAGACAGGCCTCCAGTGCTCTATCTCTTCTCCTTTATAAATAACCCCGTCACCTGACTTAATGTTGATGGGTATATTTCCCATGCAAAGAGGCCACTGATATGTTTTATCATGGTAAAAATATCTTAAAGTTATAGAAGCGCTTATTTCGCAAGCTTTTCTGTCAGTATGTTTTTTTAATTCAGCTCCCCCTAAATAAACCCTGCTGTAACAGTACATGGGCTTTAACTTTAAATTAGTTTCTTTTTCCATGACGGGTAATAAATGATGAAGTAAATGATAATAAATTTCTGACTCCTTGGAGTGTATTGAAAAAGCGAGAGGAACCTGTTCATCTGCGAGTGTTTTTTCATAGTTTTTTAAATGCCAAGTAGAGATGTATTTCACCAAATCCATGGACAGCATATTATTGACGTATACGTATTTATTTTTTTTTAATGAATCCATGTAATGATGGAATGACGGTTTCCCTTTGTAACAGGCAAAACAGCGTGGGGAAAACAGAAATTACTGGGAAAAACAATGGCTTCCCCTTGTGTAGCGTTTAGGATTAGTTCTTTTTCAAAAAAAGCAAAATTTCCTCCTTCATAATCATCATTAAGAAGAATAGAGCAACTCAATACCCTAGGAAATAGGTCCCAATGATCCGTGTGTTCCTTGTAGTGCCCCTTGTTTGACCCTTTATATAATAAATGGATGTACCCAGTATCTTCCATAGAACTACCCGTCATAAAATTGGGATATATATTTTTATACTCTTTAAGGATTTTACCAACTCCTTTATAGATATCATCGTTAAAGTCTTGTGAGACACATCTTTCATAACATGTTCTAGCATCAGTAATTTCATTATCCCATACACCCGAACGAATAAAGGCGTTTTTCTTGTCTTTTATTATTTCTTCACAAACATTTTTAGATAAAACATTTTTAATAATTACAACGTAATCCTCAATCTTTATCATTTAAAACTCTTTTTCTTCCACCAATACTTTCTGTATACATTGTGAAATGAAGTACGAAACAAAGCAAATGTTTTTTTGGATTCTTTAACTA